AGACGTCGTCGTTGCTGGCGCTACAGGAGGTTCGGCAGCGTCATGTTCCTCTGCGTCCCCCTGCAAGCCGCTTTCGATTTCGACCTCTGTCACCTGGCGGGTAAAATAGCTCATGTCGGGACGCTGGTCGGGCGCGAGCAACGACATATCGCCGAACGGAGACGAGTTGCGATCCGCCGCTAGATTGTAGCGCGTATCCTGCGCGCCGGTACCTACCCGAGTAATGATCAAATCGAAGCCGGTTTCTGGATCGGTAAAGTTTCCTCCGCCGCGCTTATTGCGACGAAGGGTGTTCAAATCCTCCATCATGCGCGGACCGAATTCCCATACCTTCCAACCGCTAGCCTCGTCGGCGCGATCGATGACCTCGCAGTAATAGCGCGTCTTGGCTACGAGATCGCGCGCCTTATCCTGATCGAGTCGATGTTGCGACGCACGCAGTCGATCAGCCTCCCGACATACGATGCACCCTTTGCCGTGGTGAACACGCGGGCAAGGAAACTTGAATGGATACTGCTGCCCCGGCACGTCGACGCGATGCAGCGACGCCTTGATGAACGGCGACGTTGCCCCCAATACCGGCGGCGGAATACGAATAACCGTCTCCCCTACGGGCAGCTTGAGGTACGGACTACGACGTTTCAAATCCTGCGCTTCTTCTTGTGCGGCTTCTTCGGTGTACTCACCATACTTGATTAGATTTCCCATGTGGTTTCCCTTTCGTTTCGATCGCTGTGATTGCTTCGTCTATTCCTGCGCGGCGCGGCGAATCGCGTGCTGAGCCGCTATCTCGGGATCGCGTTCCATCTCCTTCCTCAATGTGGCGCCGATACTGACCAGACATTCGCGCTTCGTCTTCACCGCCTCCAGCACTCCGGCCAACCGCACCTTCTCGACCTCGGCAGCCAGCTCCTCGTTCTCCGTGTCTTGCATTTCCTGCGACTCTATCACGGCGGCGTCGACCATCGACTCTGTTGCCTTGCCCTTGCGCGCCTCTAATATCTCGCGCATACCGATGCGCAGACGCGCGCCGACGCGCTTCGTCTTGAGCTTCGCCAGCAACATCGCCGTCAGCGCCCGCGAGTATAGCTCGCTCCAGTAGGCATAGTCAGACGGCAAGCGGACGAACTCCCGCTCAAGATTGAGCGGATCAGTTTCGACGCACTCTACGAGGTACGGATCGACGTTTAGCTCTGCGAGACGACTCGCTTCTTGTTCATCGGTCATGCTTTGCTCCTTTCGTTTCAGACTTATTTGCTCACCGATAGTTTCGACATACTTCCCCACGTCGGGCCGACTTTGCAATCGACGGCCAAGGGCACGCCGTTCGGCACCGGCCAGCTCGTCATCACGTCCACAACTCGACCAGCCAACTCGTCGACATATCGCTCCTCGACCTCGAACAGCAACGAATCGTAGACGGTCAAGCATAGCCGCGCCGGAAAGCGATCCGCCAATATCCAGCGCACCAACTCGATCAACGACGCCAGCACGTAGTCCGATGCGGTGCCCTGTACCGGCGAGTTCACCGCAATGCTCTCCGCGTGCGCGCGTGCCTTGCCGTCCGCATCGCTTATCTGCCAGACGGGTCGACAGCGCGCCTTCTCTCCCGCCCATTCCGTCCACACGACGCCCGTGCGCCGCGCCTCACCGATCTGTTTACTGAGCCAGGACTTGAGCACACGAAACTGCCCATCGATTGCCTGATGGATACGACGCGCCTCCGATAACTTGCACTTCAACGATGCCGCCAATGATATGTCGCCCATACCGTATAGGGTGCCAAAATTCGTTCCCTTTGCCGCTTGTCGATGCTCTTTCGTCACGGCATCGGGTTCTATGCCCCACGCCAATCGAGAAACCAACTTAGCCGTTCGCAAATGAAAATCCTCACCAGACCGAAACGCCTCGCGCATAACCGGGTCGCCCGATAACGCTGCTGCTAAGCGATACTCGATCTGCGATTGATCTGCCTCCAAGAGAACGTTGCCGCGATCCGCGACGAAGCAGTCCCGCGCCATCTTGCCTAGTTCCGTATCGGCGCGGGGCTGATTCAAGAGGTTTGGATCTGCCGAGGAAACGCGGCCTGTTCGAGTACCATCCAAACGTATGCTCGGATGTATGCGGCCATCACAGCCAACATAGCGAAGTAAACCCGCAGCGTTTGCACCGCTACCCGTCGTCAGACTTCGCAGCTCAACGAGGTCGTCGACAGTACGATGCTTTCCCGCCAGCGCCTCCAATACCTCGGCGTCGACCGATGGACGCCCCGTAGTCGTAAGTCTGCCAGACGATAATTTCAGTCGCTTGAACAATAACTCGGCTACTTGTATATCTGACTTCGGATTGAACTCTTCACCATACTCGGCAGTCAATCGTGCCAATACCTCGGTACGCCGCCCTTCCAGATAGGCATCCAGCAAACGCAAAGCATCGCTATTGACGCCCACGCCCCATGCCTCGACCTGCATGATCGCGCCGATTGCCGGTTGAACAAGCTGCTCCCATACCGGCATACGATGGGGCGACGCCTGCAACTGTGCGCGTATCGGCGCGGCAAGATCATACGTTACGCGGGCATCTAGCCCGTTACGCCGCAGCAATACATCGCGCGGAAGATAGGCAAACGTATGGCTGCCAAGTTTGTCCGATGCGTCTTTGCCCGCCGCACGGCACGCCTTCTTCGCTCCGGTCATCTCGGCTTTCGATTCCGTCTTGATACCGCCCATGCCGATCAATTCGGCCAGGTATTCGAGCCGACAGTGCGCCTCCACGTCGATCAATTTGCGTTCCAACTGCACGTCGCCGACGATGTTTTTCCATGGCACGACGAGACCATAGTGCGAGCGCAAACAACCGAGATCGTATTTAATGTTCGCCCCGACTAGCTGGGTTGCCGGAGCAGCGAAGTAATCGCATAATGCCCGAGCAATATCTGACTGATTTAACGCGCCTTCGCTCCATACATATACAGCGACTCCATCAGTCATCGACAGCGAAAGCAATCGGAAGTCGCCCGCATAAAGTCGCCCCGCCGATTCGCAATCGAACGCCGTAGGGGGCAACGCAGCCATATCGGCAAGTGCGTCTTGCGTTTCGCGCAACGTCTCAATCTCAACGGCCTCCTCGCGCCAGTCCGGCCCCGTGGGCGCCATGCGCGTCAACGCATGTTTCAAATCCGCCTCAAACCACTGCCGCACAAACGGATTGCGCAACGCCGCCGCCGGATGCGGGACAAGAAATGCGGGCACCTCACCAACCCAACCGTAGCCGCCCCGCACGGACAGAATAGGCGCCATTCGTCCAAGCACCGACTGCATCGCCACGTTGCCGAGACAAATAATGCGCGTGGGCTGTACCTCGGCAATTGTACCGGCCAAATAACTACGACATGCGTCAATATGTGCAGGAAGCAACCCCGCGCGCGGGGGCAAGCAGCGCGCGGCGTTGTCGTAGGCAATAGGTTCGCTTGCCCACTTCGCTACTAGCCCGCGCAGATACTTTCCCGACACACCGACGAACGGTAGCCCTCTAGCGTCCTCGTCTTGCCCCGGCCCCTCTCCGATAAGCAACACGCCTCCAGGTTCCCCGTCGGCCGGAATACAAACGGTGCGCGCCCTTGCATGCAACTCGCAGCGGGTACATGAGCGGTTGCATGACAACTTACTATCGTCGAACAATCCGCGAACACCGTTAGGGGCTTCTACGGCGGCGTCCGGCGGCTCTGCGAATAATCGAAACGTGCGGCTCATTTGCTATCCGGCCTATTTAGTTCCGGCTCGCAGAGCGTGAATTTTTCTTCGTGGCAACATTCCTTGCCGCACCTCTTGTGTCGCCCGCGCTCGTCGCTTGGCCAAAAGACGTGTTTCTTTGATATGACACCATCGGCAAAGTGTCCGCAAGCCTTCGAGACCACATTCGCCACCGCCCTCTATCACCGGCACGATATGGTCAGCTTCCCAAAGATGACCAGATGGCCATATACCCGTCAAGATTTGCCAACGTGTCTTGATCGCTTGATGCTGTAGATCTTGTTCTTTTATGGCAGCATCAAATCGATCTAATGCTTGTTGTTGCTCGCCCGTCAGGGGGCCTTGTTGTCGAGGATATGTGACACGTTGCCGGAATGCCCCGCAGCGTTCTGCCGCCACTTCGGCTATCCTGACGAACTCCCTCGCAGCCTCTATGGTTCGGTCGAATGCTACCTTAAGGGCTGCGGTATCGAGCCCGCAAAAAGAACAGATACCATGATCGCGCTTTTCAATTTGACATCGCGCATATCCAGGCCATGCGCGAATCCGATACTGTTCGACACATTCCTTGCTGCACCATGTTTGGCGCCCCATCGGCACAGGCCCTTGACACCATCGGCATAGTCGTCGACCCTGTTCGTCTTTCGTCGACGGCGGGAGAGTACATTTACGGCGCCGACTCATGACATCGACTTGGCACATCGCTTCCTTGCTCTTTTCGCTCGGTTCTTGTCATTCTTGGTTCTCTTCGGCAATCCGGCGATCTCTCGAATGCGCTCCTCGATTGCCCTAATCCTAGCGACGCGTCTTGCTCGCTTTGCCGGGCGCATTTTCTTCGGCGGTCGTCGTGGCGGTATTGTGTATCTCATGCTCTCTCCTTTGTTAACGTCACTCCGTCACGCCGAGCACGCCGACGCATGCTCGATCGATACGATCCTTGAGCAATGCGTCATCAATAACCTTGCCGATGGCACGATGATGGGAGCGCAGTTGTTTAGCGCATTCGAGCATCGCCGCGCGCGAGCGTACCCCATGATCGATGAAGTAGTTGACGATCTTTCCCATGTAGTTCACTCCGTCGAGATCCTTTGCGGCTTGCTCGACGGAAAATGGAACAACGGCTACGGACGCCGGTCCCGGTACTATATGCAAAGAAGTCGACTGCATTACTTGCTGCTCCTCGGGCACGCCCCCGTCAATTACCACCCCCGGTATAGAATCGTCCGGTATGGGGGCATCCTCGTCGGCATCTGAGCTTACGTCTTCGGCACGCGCGATTGCTGCGGAGCTACTCGCGAACAGCTCGATCTTACCTGCGGCTTCGGCTGGCTCCGCCGTCGCCACGACGTTGGCATTCGGAGCAGTCGCGGCGGTTACCAATACCCGTTCCTGCTTCTCGCAAGATATTCGCGACGTTTCCGATACTTCGCTCGGGGCTACTACTTCCTGTGTGACTGCCGGTTTCTCGCGGCATTTACGCGGCGCGGGCGCTCTATCAGCGATTTTCTGCGCCGACGCGTCAATCGCGGACAGCGGCATAGGCGGTACGTTGATAATCGCCCCCAGCTGGCCCAGCGCGCCGAACAACGTTCCGATGAAACCAAACGCCATGCCGCTCTCGATGCCGGTAATCGCTAGCACATTGTTCTGAAACTGTACCTTGAGATCCTTGCCGTTGTGGTTTAGCTGCGCTACAAATGCTTCGATCGTGGTCGGCATGCCGTATTCTCCTTGTATGTTTTGTTGGCTGCTCATTAGACTTATTGCACCAAGCATCGTTTCGCTTCTTCATCTAGCCACGCGCGCGGAACTTCGTCGGGATCGATAGTCGACGGCAGGCGTACAAACCCTACTCGACGATGCCCATCGATTCGCAAACGCCACATCATTGCTTCACTCTCGCGCCAAGCATCGCCATCCAATACGATTACGACAGGCCGCGCCGAATGAAGTAAAATACGCTCTTGCGTCGCGCTCGGCTTACCGAATACCGCGACGCCGTCCGGCCACAACGCCAGCGCATCAAATACGCCTTCAACAACGTACACGGGAGCATCCGTTTCGACGAATACCGCCGCCTGGTTGTACAGCATCTCGGCCTTCGGCATGCCGCTACAAGTATGGTATGGCCGTTCTGACCGCCCCGTATAGTCGCGCCCAATCCAGCCCAGCCACATGCCCGCGCCGTCGAGCACAGGAATAATGATTCGTCCCGCGAACGCCCCGCCCAGGCACGCCCCTAGTCCAGCAGCATAAGCGACCTCGGCGCGTAGCCCGCGCCCTACCAGATATGCGCGGGCTGGGCCAAATACTAAGGGATCGTCGCTAGATTCTCGCCCCAGGGAGCAAAAACCTTCGGGCGGCCCGAGCCATAGGAAAACGTCTCCGCCCCGCCTCACGCGCTCAGGCCACGTTTCCGCCCCGTCTCCGCTTA